CAGTGGAGGTTGTGAGGCCTACTTCTAGGCAACCATCGGTAACCATCCGCATGCGTAGCGTGTTATTGGGGTAAAAATCTATAGCGGTAGCTGTTGTCTGTACCCGCATAGCACCAGCTACCGTCCCAACGTAGGACAATCTTCCTGTACTGCCGTGGAACTCCGTTAGCACTGTTGGCGTGGGGCTACCTGCCGCCTCTATCTTAATTCGCGCATCTGCTGCATCAGTCCGTATATGAAGCGGGTAATCAGGACTTGTAGTGCCTATCCCTACATTACCTGCACTATCTATACGCATACTCTCTGCGCCATCCACGCTAAATTTAATAACCCCCGCCCCAACCTTAAAAATGCTTAACGCAGAAGCCCCTTCTGAGTATATATAATCCGTAGCAAGATCCTGAATAAGCAGGAGTCGCCCTTCAGGATTGTCGGTGTGTTTCACTGCCATAGCAGCCCAACTGCCGCCAGAAGATTCCACATATAATGCCGGAATGTATGTGCCTTTGTTATATAGAGTTAATACTGAATTTGGCGCTGGAGTAGTCCCGTTTATAATGACACTTCCAGCACTGTCTATACGCATACGCTCAGAGCCTGCGTTATTCTGGAATAGCATAGTCTGCCCACGTAGCGTTAAATCAACAGTGCTTGCAGGCTTAAACACCCCAACCTGAAAGTCATTAACCCCGTTGAGCCAGACACCGCCATCACTTATCCATGTGCCGTTGTTTATTATTGCTTGGCCACTAACGTGTAGCGAGACACTGGGGGTTGTAATACCTATCCCTACATTACCAGCACTGTTTATACGCATACGCTCTGGCGGGAAAGACGTACTTGCTGGCCCTGTGAGGAAGCTCATAACACCATCTTGAAAATGTAGAGCCGTGGCCCCTAGTGTCGGATCTTCAACTGTAATCACGTCTAAAGGATCTCTGTACACGTTATGCGTTATATACATGCGTGCAGTATCGAGTGAGGTTATAGGCGTTATGTGTAATCTTGGGATAGCATTAGAGCCGAAAGTTGCAAAACTACCTGCTCCATCTCTCTTTACTACCAACTTTCCATCTTCGGGACTTGAAGTACCTATCCCTACATTACCCCCCGAGTAATTAATACCTCCAGTAGCGTCATCCCACTTACCGCCTGTAACTTTAACCCCGTTTTCATAGAAACCATTAAGTGCGTTTACAGTGCCTGCACCTGAAGATATGGTTGTGCCTACCTCTAGGCAACCGTTGGCGGCTAGGCGCATGTACTCGGTAGCACCAGCAGTACCCGTTAAATTACTATCTGCACCAAACATCCACCTGTAGTATCCGCCGGTGGTCGTCAGCACTGACGAGAGTGAAGATTCGCCTGAAAATACTGCGTTTGCTGAGAGTGCGAGATCGCTGGCCACAGCAGCTGAGTGGGTGGCTATAAGGACTCCAGCAGAGCCATCTGAGTGCTTGCCAACGTACAGCGAGGCAGAGAGATTATCAACCCCAATACCCACTCTGCCACCGCTATAGTTAATGCCCTCAGTAGCGTCGTCCCACTTACTGCTAGCTAACTTTACACCATTCTCGTAGAATCCATTCAGTGCGTTTACAGTGCCTGCACCAGTGGAGGTAGTTAGGCCTACTGCGAGACAACTATCACTAGTGTTTCGCATGGTTTCTGCACTGTTGCTAAAAAACTGCATCGCGTCTAACGAATGGCTGTATTGGACGCGCCCTACAGACTTACTATCTCTGTCTGCAAAATACAGCGAGCCAGAGCCTGCGCTAGACGAAGCAATAATAACCTGAGAACCACCCGTACTGCCGTTATCCCGCTCAAACAGAGCCACGTCTGCTGGGCCCTGCGTCCATGCGGGGGTATCCGTCCTCTCTAACCTAACGTCCAGCTTTGCGAATGGATCGGTTGCACCAACCCCAACATCGCCACCCGAATAATTAATACCACCCGTGGCATCGTCCCACTTGCTACCACCCGCACTAAACGCTTTGTTAATCCAGTCAGCACCGTCATAGGTTAGAACATCGTCCAGTACGGGACCAGCAATGATTACGTCACTGTGGCTCGGGAGTGTATGACTTTCGGCATGGTGTTGATCTGGGGTTACGTCTACAAGACCATCATGTGAAAGTGTAGAAGTGTAGCGTATAAATAAAGTAACTCTCTGGTTGTTGGATAGTGGTGGCCCAACTTCATCAAAGAACACCACAGGAACATGCCAGACGTCAGCTACTAATGTAGGAACACCTGTAACATCGTAACTGCGGTGTGTTGTAGTCGCATCTGGGTCATGTATATTTAGCCAATCGCCTTTATCTAGATTCTCAAGGAATAGTGTCTTATCGTCCCCATGGTTATCCTCTTCATTTATGTACACTATAGTAACAAGTGACGCATCAGCATCATTACCTGCTAGTCTACCTGGTGCTGGAGTAGCTGTAGGATTAACTATGCGATAGTCAAAGGCTACAATACCTAAAGCCGAAGCTGACTGCTTGGGCACCCACTTTAATAATGTAGCGTCCCAGCCTAATCTGTCATTGTTTAATGGCAATTCTGTCGTAGTATCAACATCAGTGTGGCTATCAATATTGTGTAACTGAGGGTGGTGGTCATCCGCAGTCTGGCCTGTAGTATCTGCATGAGCATGAGTATGAGCACTTGGCGGAAATGTAGGTGGTATATTTAGATGATCAGGGCCGTCCCATTCGTGGGCCTGATTGTGGTGCTGATCTGGGGTTACGCCTAGTAAATCATCGTGCTCAGACGCACCATCTGCTGGCTTATCTAGTAAATCGTTATAACTAACTTGCCCACTACCGTCTACACCGTCATGAGCGTGTGAATTAGGTGGAAATGTAGGCGGTATATTTAAGTGATCGGGACCATCCCATTCGTGGGCCTGATTGTGGTGCTGATCTGGGGTTACATCCACAAGAGCTTCATGTTGCGTAGTAGACAGAGGTAAGTAGTCTTCTGCTTTTGTTTGATACGTACCATTAAGCCCGATTAATACAGGCTTAGGGCCAGACCATAAATACGTCTTACCATCTTGGTTGTCAAAGATAACTATATGATTCTGTAGCACACTTAACGTAGACCCAATAGCATATGGATGGCCAGACCAATCCATTGCATTAACGTCTTGTTCTATTGTATTACCTGGAGTGTTAGTGGCTGAAGCAGAATACTCAACTATGATTTCAACTAACAGCCAACGCCCAGCATCGGTTATTGAGATATTATTAGGCTTAATAACTGAGATGTCGTCTGGTGTAGCTAGGGACAATTCGTCATACCAGTACTCAGAGGCATCACCTGGCTGGTGCAACTGAATTCTAAGGTACCTAGTGATGTCTAAATCTTTTATCTCATCAACAGTTCTAAATATAAAAGCTAATTCTATCTTGTGCTCTTCGCCAACAAATAGCCCTCTTTGTTGTACAACTGTGCCTTTACCTAATGCTAGGTCGCGGTGTACAGCTAATACTTTATGTATTAATAGCATCCTGCAACTCTTTAATTAGTTTACGAGCTTCATGATCTACGTGCTCAACTAGCAACCACCTACCTGCTCTTGTAACTGTATAAGGTTTTAATACTGTATTATTGTTGGGCACTGCCTCTGACGTCTCATTATACCAGTACTCACGTAATGGGCCTTCTTGGTGTAACCCGACTCTAGCATAACGGGCTGTATCTAAGTGCTGAATCTCATCTACAGTCCTAAAGATAAACATTAGCTCGATAGACTGCTCAGTACGTATAGAGTTACCTCTGTACTGCTCTACAGTACCACGACCTAACTGTAGATCGTTATGTACGATGCGCGAGCTAGTAACAACACGCGTAACTAATGGACTATCCGATTGCATTGTAGTGAGACTCAAAGTTAGGGGCAGACACACTGTCAGTAGAAGCAAGTCTGACTATCTCATCTAGGTCACGCTGATACAAGACTAGCTCTTCATTAGCCATGCTTCTGTTTTGGGCGTCTACGTCATTACGTAAGGCCATAGCCACTACGTAATACTTTAGTGCAGTGTCAAAGCATATATCTAAGGGAGGATCTTGATCTATAGCTGTAGGTAATGGTGGGCATTCTGTATAGTAGATAATAATAGCCTGGGCTACAGTCATGCCAGCTAACACACCGTATAGGTTATCTTTGGACTCAGCATTGATATCTGGGTCAACTATATTACCTATAACACCATACGGTTGATCTATGTCGTAACCGTCAATAGCTACTACAACACCATACGGACTATCCATTAATTCGTACATGGCATCGTAGTCGCCAAAAGGTCTAGGGTATACCCTTAGCTCTCTGCGCTTAATCTCGTCAAAAACAACATGCGTTATATCATCTTCACTAACTGTAAACCGCCAATCGGTCTCGCGGTTATGGTCCATCCACCCTGAGCTACGTAGTGGCAGTGGCTTCCAGTCATACGTGCAATGGCTAAGCCGTAGTATGGTGTCTGGGAGAGTGTATATCTCCTGGCCATTCTTTAACGCTATAGCTGAGCTATTCTTAAACAGTCCAGATTGAATAGCTATATCGGTTATACCCTGATTCAGGTTTCTCAATAGCGTAGCGTCAGACCACCGCTGTTTCTCGTGATCATTAAGTGTGTCGCGAGCCCGTAAAAATATCTCAGTAATTCGACTCATACAAATACCTTTACGGCTAACGCCCTCTATGAATATCGCGAGGTGATTTTACTACTGGTGGGGCAACAGGTTTTTCTTCTTTCTTCTTTTTCATGTCAATCTCCTACATGTCTGTTCGACGGCATATCTGACCACCATCTTTAGTTTTGCGACAAATCGTGCCTTCCTGCTTCTTAGCTACTTTCTTCTTGGCTTTCTTCTTGCGTGTTGCTATAGCTTCTGCTGTTGCTTTTGCAATTCCTGTCATGTCAATCTCCTAAAAAGCCTACCCTATTGCTAGGGTAGGCATTCATTCACCAACGTTGCTATGGAGTAGCGAAGTTAGTCAAAATTTCATCCCTAAGGTGCAGGGACGAAATTAGTGAGTTCCCCAGTGCATTGCTCATACTCGATATATTCAATCGTGAACATTGCTATGCCAACTGTTGATGTACCGAGTTTATCCATTGTAATAACTGGACCTGTCTGCTGGGAAATGTCGCCATTTCCTGCAACAACAGTATCAGCAGCAGAATCAATTGCGGTAAGGGCTAGTAGCTCTGTACCACCATTGAAACCAACAGTAATAGTTGGGGTTGCGCCATCGAACGGAACGATCGTAACTAATGAACTAGCTGTAATCAGTACATTCATTGGCAGGACTGCAAGCTCGTATGCGCCAGCTGCAGCCATGTCACTCGCATTAATCTCGAGTGCCATGACGCTAACGTCACGCTTCTTGTGCTTACCTAGAGTGCGAGAAATATCAGTCATATTACACTCCTACCTTGACGTCAACAACAACTACGCCGTAGTCAAGATCACTGATCTTGGCCTGCTTGTAGCTTTCGTTTTCTGCCAATAGGTTCGTTTTCTTAGTCTCCATCCAAAACTCAACAGCACTTTCGCTGGTAATGGAGAAGTCTTCAGAAGGTTGCCATTTATAGTCAGGGTGCTTACCAAACGCACATTGGACAGCACCAGAACCCATGATCACACCACGAGAGTGTAATTCAGAAGAGCCATAGTCGAAGCCTTCCTGGCCAGTCCATACAGCTGTAGTAGGATCATTGCCGGCATACTGGCGGAGCCCACACATCTCAATCTCAGAATCGTTCAGACCCCAACCTAATTGGGTACCTGCAGTGCTCCCGAAGAAGTGATCTGCTTGAACGATGAGCAAAGAGCCCAGCTTACCAATAACACCTTTTATGTTACGGTTGTTTGCACCACGAACATCACCAGACCGGACAATAGTCTGATAGCCTGCAGTATCCTTACGGATCATAGCAGCCATAGTCGCGTCAACTACGAAAAGCCATACAGGCTCACCATTTTCCAGGCGGTAAGGGTCCAAAGGACGGCGAATGCCACCTGCGGAGAATCCCTGGCTGGTTTTGATGGTCGTTTCAATGTCGGTCAACACATCAAAGGTTAGGGTACTACCCAAGTCGATAATGTGTGATGGTGCCTGACCTAAGCCACCTTGGACGGAGTCAAAAATCGACTGGTCCTTGAAGCGGATAAAGAGGTCTGACAACTTTGACCGTGAATCGGAGTGTTGACTGATCTGTAGATCACCAATGTCGACGGCATCAAACTCGTCTCCATTATCTACTACCAACCGGTAGCGGTCAACTGTGATTTTGTCTGAGAACTTACGCTTGGACTCACCTTCGCCATAGGCAGTTTCTTTGCCTTTCTTTGCTTTCCCAGAAATATTGCCTGAGAAGTCAAATACGACTGTGTGGCCCCCTTTCGCACTGGTGTTATTGACCTGATAAACAACTGAGTCTTTGGTCGAACCGGTCATTGGAGACCAGAATGATTTAGAAGCAGCTTGTACCAAGCCTTCACGCATCCAGCGCTTGCGTTTAAGGTCAGACGATAAGGCTACAACACCTGTAGTCATGATAATTACCTTTAGCAATGTGTATGAAGGGTTAGTTGCTTAGGTAATCGCGGAGTACTTAACAGTATAGCGATTACGTCTGCTACCTGTCCAGTATCTCATAGAGGAATACTAACAAGGTAATTTTGGCTCATATATATAGAAATCTCTATATTTTTACCTAAATTACTTCGTAATTTTAACCTAATTAGACTGAAAAAGATACACATATTTGTCATTGATATCAATTATGTTAAAACGACTCTGGTTGAGCTACGGCGCGTACTAGCTCCATAATACCAACTTGTAGATTAGTATTACCTATAGCAACCCAACGTTGATCAATCGCCGCTTCTAGCTTCAACTTGCGCACAAGCTCTTTCAGTTGCTCGCCTGTGTTCTTAATTTCATTCATAAGGTCTATCTCCTGTTGTGACAGGTCACGATAGCCCTTAATCTTCTTATGTTGATTATCCATAGACAATTACCCAATCCTCTGCTAGTAAGTCAGTCTGGCTACAGAGCCAAGGAACAAATTGATCGTCCACTGTCTTCATATAAATATATGGTAGTGTCATCTTACTATGCTCATCCGGCACTTGTAACTCCAGATACATGTCTTTGCCATTCCAGCCTAAACGCTGTACCCGAGTACCTGGTGAGCTCATTACTGCTATTGCTGCTCCAATATCCATACTAACCCCTAAAATATAGTCTTTTTGTAGGTCTCTTCAAAGTCACCAGTCTGAGCCTCTACCGACGGCTCTCTACCACCTGCCACCTTACCTAAGTTGAGAGTATCGTCGTCGGTAGAATCTGTGGAGCCTTGTATAACTTTATCGGCCTTCAGGAACTCTCCTGCTTCAGCCAGGAACTCTTCAAATGTAATATCTCCGGCCTCAAGCTTACGCTTGAATCTTGGTGGGAGGTCATTTTCAACTACCTCATCTGTTAGTGTGATACCTGTAGACTCGGACCATACAGCCATCTGTTCATTGCGAATCTCAAGCTCAGACTTGTTAGCCGATTTCGTAGCTATTTCTTCTAGCTCAGTCTCCAGAGCTGTTGTAGCCTCTTGCTCGTAGTCGTTCAGTTTTTCTCTCCAGGCGTCTGGATTCTCTTTCTTAAGCCTGTGTAATTCAGCTGCCTGAACCGCAGAGAGTTTACCACCTTGCGTTAGAGCGTGCTCCTGAAGACCCTCAGCTATAGCTTTCTGGCGTTTAGCTTCTTGCTGCGCCTTAGTATAGCCAGCTTGTGTATCACGATAGCGCCGCTCTGATGTAACAGCGAATAACGTAGGCTCATCTAGATCTTGAGCTACGTCTTCTGGTAGAGTCCATTTGCCGTCTTCAGCCTTCGTCATCTGACTTACTAGTGTGTCTACCTTTTCTTTAAACTCGGACATGCGAATCCCTCCGTAGGGGTGCTGAGAATAATTGATTTTCTTATTTACAATATAACTATATCATGATATTCTTGTAAATGGAATTAATTATTTTATTTATTTTCTATCTACTTATTAACTAGTGAGGTCATAGCATGGCAGCAAAGACACACAGCTTCTGTACTAAGAATGATGCTGATACAATGTTCGTGGATGCTTTGCGCATTAGTGAGCGACGTGAAGGACGTGTCAACTTTTCATGGGTAGTTATTCAGGCGCTCAAAGAGTACTCAGACAAGAGACTACAGGAGACTAAAAGTGGATCACCAAAGTAGATTACTTTGTCTAGCTCATCTGAAGAATGGAGAAACTCCCGCCAAAGCAGCTGAAAAGGTAGGTCTTAGTTACGCTACAGCGCTTAAGCTTCGGAAACAGCTCCATGAGGCAGAGAGCAGTGATGCAATTCTAGAGTTGTTCGATTTACCTGAAGCTGCACTCGAGATACTCCTAAACGCGGTAACTAATGAGCTTACTCCAGCCATCGAGGCATTCGGTGTAGGGGAACTAGTTGAAGAACAGGTGCATGAACTAAGTATGTCCGTAGCCGGTGGCAAGTTACTGGATCAGCAGATGCAAGCTGCTGCTATTGCCCTGACAGACAAGATTGCACAGGTAGCAGTTATAGCGAACAACGCTGAGACTGTCCTAATTCTTGCCAAAAGTCTGAGTGAACTGCATGTGAGTTTCTTTGGCGCAGGCGGTGGTATTAGTAGAGGTGGCAGTAGTAATGAACTGGGGCTACCTGCTCCTGGGTCTTTTGAGAGACACTTACGGTCATAGTGGAGCTCCTGTATCGCGTTTTAAGACGTTTTATTTTGGGCCGTACGGATTATCATATATTTAGATAAAACTTGGCCACGGATCGTTATGGAGACCGTGGGCTGAATTGGAGATAGTATGTTATGTAATATCGCGCGTGACGATTTTGTCGCTTTGTATAGCGAGGAGCTATGGAAGACCCTAACTACTCAACCAGAAGATTTCAATACCCTTGTACAGGACTATTTGCCCTCAAAACTGTGGCGCTTAAACAACTTGTACTCTATTATTGACAAAGCTGGTGACCCCATACCGTTTGTCATGAATCGAGCTCAACTAATTGTATATGCTGCGAGTCTCGAGCACTCACGGCTTATAATACTTAAGAGTAGGCAACAGGGGATTTCGACTTTCTGGCTTATATCATACTTCGATGACCTGATTACCAAGAGTAATACCAACTGCGGGCTTATGGCACAGGGCAAGGACGAAGCAGGGACTTTGTTAGAACGGCTGAAGCATGTGTGGAATACTCTTGATCCATGGGTAAAAGAACTCTTTGAGCTACGAGTGCTCAAAGACAACTCCGCAGAGTTCAAGCTGTCTAATAATTCAACCATGTTCATACGTACCTCATTCCGTTCTGCGACCTTACAGAGGTTACATATCAGTGAGTTAGGCAAGATAGCTAACAAATACCCAGAACGAGCTAAGGAAACCAAGACTGGCACATTGCAAGCACTGGCTCCAGGTAATACAGGGGTCATTGAGTCTACTGCAGAAGGTGTTAACATGTTTAAGTACATGTGGGATGCTAGCATTAAACAAGATGGGGCAGGGGTGCTAGCAGGTAAAGATTTCAAGCCTGTATTCCTATCATGGCTAGACGATCCTGATTGTGTCGAATTCGAGACCCAGTATCCTGATCAAGAAGAGCTAGATTACTTTGCACGGCTAGAACTAGAGTTAGGGCGTGTTATATCAGTAGAGCAACGTAACTTCTGGATTGCCCAACATCGAGAACTAGAAGGTGACATACACCAGGAATATCCAGCTACTCCCGAAGAAGCCTTCACTGCAGCGCAGGACGGCACTTACTGGGCTAAGCGCTATCTTGAGTGTGTAGTTCGCGTAGGGCATAAGAAGCCGTATTCTGAATTGTATGACACTAACTTAGATGTTTATGTAGTGCTAGATGCCGGTCGTAGTGATTATATGGTGCTAGTGTTTTTTCAAGTGTGGAGAGGACAGATTCGAATCATCTACGAATACTACAATACTGGAGAATGGTTAGGGCACTATGTAACTAAGGCCGCTGAACTAAAGGATGAGTTTGGGTGGGATATAGTACATTGGTATCTTCCTCATGATATGGGTGTGATTGATCTAACCCAGGAAGAAAACAAAACTAGGGAGGAGATACTTCACGACCTCGGAGTGTACAATACTACCATCTTAGCCAAGAATTCAAGGTCGGCAGGTATAGAAGAAGTCAGACAAGCCTTTTCTAATATCTGGATTAGTTCTGACTGTGTGTATATCGAGCAGTGTTGCCTTAACTATACTAAAGACTGGAATCCGCTACTTGAAGTATGGCGCGATGAACCTAAGCGTAACCGCTGGTGCCATGGCGCGGATACTGTTAGGTACATGATACAGACTGTAGCGTATCATTTGAGTGACGGCGAGAGCGACGATTATAATCCAGTTGTTAGTGGTATGGCACTATAACGTCATGTGCGTCATGTGATTACTATTTGATATTGTGTATGTTAGGGGTATGTATACACATATAATAATATTAATAATTCTATAGATATTATTACATTTAATAGTGTGAATAGTCATTACATGTCGTACATAGATACTTCAGATAGCACTCAGTCGATACTCTATAGCTACCAACTACTAACTCTACTAGTTATTATTGATATCATTGACATAAAAAGCATATAACTACCAACTACTAAATGTTGTGAACTTTCACGCCGCCGTAACCTCCCCTGGGGGCACCAGCGAGGAGAATACTGACTAGTATATTAGTATGTTAGAATATGCTGACATTCCAATGTTATCACATACCTATGTGTTAATATCATGACATGCGTGCATGCCTATACAGTAAAATAGTAATATTCGTCACATGAATAGTGGACATAGGTATAAATGATTGTACACCAGGCTCTAGTCTACTTATCTCCCATGAGTCTATCAATACTGTAGGTATAACAAACTCGCGAGCGAGTTTGTTATACCTAAAGCAATGAAAGCCTTATGTAAGCTACGTGATAGTCGAGTATTCACCAAATGAATACAGTGTATAAGCACAAAGAATTGTACAACAGTAGTGGATGTGATATTATGTACACATGAATTGATTAACTCAATTCATGTTGTTTAACAATCTAGCCTGTCAGACCACTATTGTCACATGTGTGGCAATATTCAACCTAACTAAAGGTATATATTATGTCAGTTCTTAAAGTAAATTTTGAATCAATCTACTCTGTGTTAGAGGCAAACCAAGACAAGAAAGTCAAGGATATCATGAACTTACTGATACCTTTGATGGTGTCGAAACAGAGAGACTCGAATAGTAGAACTAATGATGATGGTGAACTAGAGATATTCTGTTATTATCACAAAGAGTGGGAACTTACTACTCAGGTGGAATACGGAGCAAAATCTGGCTCAAAAACAGGCTTGAATTCAATGTGTAAGGTTGGTGTGAATGCATGGACCAAGCAGCAACGTGATTTCAAGACTAACAAGGCTGAATTACTTCAAAAAGTAATTGATGAAGACTTGTCAGTAGAAGACCTAAAAGATGAGATTCTCAAACTTGAGGATATCAAGGATTCGGTCATACCACTGATTGACTATCATCATGATCTAGCTCTAGTAGAGAATGTCTAGACTGGTATTCTACGGACTGGTGGTGTGTTTGTGCATCACCTTTCCACCGTTGATTTTAGTCATACTCTTTTTGAGATTAATCTAGGACCCCTCGTGGGTCCTTTTTTTATACTCAAAATCTAAGGGTAATACTACTGAGCATGAATTATAATTGGCCCTGGTTAACTAAGAGAGGGCGGACATCTGCTACTGTTTCCATGTACACCATGTATTTACTATTTAAATTTATAATATGTATTCTTTAATATTAAATATATCATAAATATAGCCTATATATACAGACCCAGAATCTCGACATGGTGTACATGGACCTTTTTTGGCCTAACTCCTTGATTTTTAACGCTTTTTTCCTATCTGCCACCCTCACTATGCCTAAAAAAGTCCGCTATTTAAGAAGATCAAATTCTAGGCTATCCTAACCAATCCGGTCTAATTTAGACCTTCTTCTATCGTAGTGTAAAGAAATCATCTACTTAAATAGCGCCGAACCTCTTTCATCAGCTATATCCAAAAGTTATAACTATCTCCATAAAAAATACAAAAAGTTATTATACTTTTACTTTTGACTGTGCTATAATATGCTTACAAAATAGGAAATCTTATGAAATATCATGTAACAATGCTAGCACTAAATACCGTCACAGTAGAAGGCGCCACCATCGACAAGGTAACCGACAAACTCAATAATCTCACATTAGTTATTGAGGCTAACACTAGAAAAGGCGCCATATTAAAGGTACAAACTATGACACCAGCACCACCATATACCTACTTAGTTTACCTGCATGACAATAGGACAAAAGCATTCAGGATAACTATTGCAGTACCACAAGAATCGTATAGACGGTATAGGCTAACAGTTCTTGCAGACTCGCAAGCACAGGCCCTGCGTCAATTGGCAGTAATCATCCCTAAGACAACATATGAACTAAGACACATAGGAGAAGTAAATGTTTAAATACACTGCACTACTACACTCAACTAGGCCCTATAAAATAACTATAAGGGCCAGCTCTATTAGTTCTGCAATAAAGACTATAGAAAAGGCGTTAGCCACTACAGCCACAACAACATACCAATTAAGGAGCATCACACGTGACAATACTCAATAAACAATTGATACAGGAAATGTACGCCGTAGAGCTGCACTGTGCGCAAAAGGTATTTCCACTACAAACCTGGGGACACACTGCCCCACACTTGAGTTTCTTCACCTCGAAGACAACATTCGGGCAGGCACATTCGTCAGGTAAGTTAGAAATCTCGACTGTTTATATTGGCACAACTAACTACACTGATCTGAGAGATACAATACGGCATGAACTAGCACACCTTATAGCCGGTATTCGTCAAGGCCATAACAGTAACTGGAAGCGGATAATCTCACATTTAGGGGGTAAACCTGAGCGACTAAGTACTCCGACAGGTAAATTAGCTAGTAACATGAAGCGAAAATGGCGATTGCACGGTACAACAGTAGACGGTGCAACCGTCGCATTCCATACATCTCATACCAAGCAATCTAAGTACCTATCCTACACCCCGACCGAACATCGTCAGTACAAGCACAATGGTGTAGTGATAGCCAAGTTTACTTACAAGCGATCAGTGTAACATCTCACGATAAGCAGTATCTAGTAAATTATACAGCTGGGTACTGCTTACGTCACTACCAGCCTCTAGACTAATCTCCATCAACCGGTCGTTATCTTCGACCCCACCCCATAACTTTGCATACAACCCTTCGGCATACCCGCGGTCCTGACGGAATCGATTAAGTACATTCTTACAGCAATACAACCGATACAGTTCATCACCACTTAACCCACTCAACCCACACAAGCCAATGAAATTGCCGAGTGCAAAGTGCTCGTGAGTCATTAACCCTTGAGCTAGCATAATAAAATCAGGTGTAGGCACGTCGTCTAATAAACCACACATCTCCACAATCGTCTCATGCATATCACTACTTAGTTCTGCTAGCGACCCATAATAAGTATCGCTTAACGCGCTAGCAAGAGCAAAGTGCCATATATCCACAAGTTCCATACCTATAGCGGCCCAATTAGGTTCATCGCACTGTTTCCACCACTTCCAACCGTGCCACTCTAGTAACTCAGCGCATTCCATGGATACAGCAAGCGCATAGTTATGCTTCTGATCTTGCCACCCCTCACCAGAAATACGAATCTCTAGCGCCTCTTGCTGCTCTAGCATGTCAAGTATTTGTTTCTGTGTAAGCATTGTATTCTCCAGATAAAAAAAACCCCACCACGCATGCATCACGCGCAGTAGGGCTAGAGTAGGCTAAGCAGCTTCGTCTTCGTCCAAAGCAATATATGCCTCAAGTGCTGCACTCATCACCACAGGGTCAGCAGCTAGCAGCGCCTCGGCACTTTCAAAGGCCAGCTCAGAAACAGGAAAGGCTTCAACCACTCCACGTGCAGCTTCTAGTTCATCTAGCTTAGCCTGAATATCACCAGGCAGCACGTCCCCATTAGATACTGCATCGAGCAGCGCTTCTTTACCTTTCTTAAAGTCACGTTGCTGTTTAGTCCACAAAGAGGTGCCAGCTTTGCACATGGTATTCAGTCCAGAAGCTGAATTAGCTTTGCGACCGAATTCAACGAACTCGACAGGTAACCACTTCTTGAAGTAATAGTCAAGCACACCTACTACATCACCGTTCTCGCCACGTACTACGCTTGTAGCAGAACCACCAGCGCCCTTAGCAGAGCACAGTTCGGTAACTTGCTCCATAATAGTTGAAACTTTCTTTCCTTCGTTTGCAGCCAGGAAGGCATGCAACTCTAGGAATGCTTTTTTTACAGTCATATTGTTCTCCATAGACATCTACTAAAGCAAAATGCTCAAGCAGACAGTTATAGTACCACAACTAAAAACAAAAGTATATAATTATTTTGGTATAAAAAACTCAACCATTATTCCAAAATAATATTTTACAAAATTAAAAAAGTGTGCTATACGCGCCCACGCGCGCGTATATATAATAGGCGCCCTCCCCCAACACAACACAACAGTATATTCACCACACGAATAGTGATTATTCATATAAATGATTTTACAATTCGTAAATAGTAGCCTATAATAACGCACCAAAGAGGAAAAACAATGAGACAGAATCCTAGAGTAATACGAACAAGCGCCATCCGTGCCTTACTAAGTGAGCCGCTATTAAACTTAATACTATGGAGAGTAGACCAGGGCACCAAGCTCAATACAGCAGTAAAGCTGACGGCCCCACACGTCTCCTCAGTTACAGCTATCAAATTAGTTCATGCATACAGGGAGCTACAAGAGGCACTAGACCGCGAAGATATATTATTAGCTAGCACTATAAGAGACTCGCTATTCCCTGCCTGGGTGCAACAAGATACACCGCAACCCAAGGCTGCAGTATATTATGGCCGCTTCCCCTATGGATACTGGCTTGACGACTACGACTATGACCAGGAGATAACTAATAATGACAATAGCTAACACCCTACCCTTTATTGAGTTAGGTTGGCACACTATCCCACTCAGTGGTGAACTCAAGCGCCTTCCTAATGGCAAGAAGACCATACCGATATTTGGGAAGGACTGGCTGCAACGAGCTCTGACCGTAAAGAATGCTACGCCTACACCATTAGGTGGTGCGATTACAGGAAAAGAGTCTGGTATAATAGCAATAGACTGTGATAACACCATAACGTACAATATGTTTAAGGCACTAGACCCGACATACACCTTCCACTTTATATCTAAAGGCAAGCAGGACTCCGAAGGCAACATACAGGCTTGCGGCACTATAGTTTATCAGTATGTGGACGAGCTGCATGACAGCTTTAAGATAACGTCGAACTCACTAGCTCTTGACTTTCTGTCTAACGGTAGAATGACATACCTGCCCACTCAAGACAACACAACCAAGGAACCGCTACACGACATACCTGAACTAAAGCCACCGCCACCTGAAATTACAGCTCTACTGCGCTCTATAAACGCACCGCCCGCACTCAAGCAACACACCAGCTCTGTCTCACTTCATAAGTTCAACTTAGCTCCGCAAGTAGAGATGTTCACACACACAGGTAAAGTCACCAAGGCTCTATTTAGGCTACTAACGCCTAAATCCTTTAGGTCACAGGAAGAGTACAAGACTAAGGGCTACTTGCATCCCAATGATATAGCAGAAGGTGATGGCAGTACATATCTATCTAAAGTGAGTGCTATACTAGGAGCTGATGTTAGTGTAGATGTCACACTATATTGCGAAGCTATGGTAGAAATCAACAATTGCTTTACATACCCCATGCCACAGTCTAGACTACACTCTACAGTAATAGAGCCAATGTGTGAAGGCAGGGCTACAGTTAGTTCAGGAGAACCGATCTGGCAAGAAGACCCTGACTGGAATAAGAGTGTCATGACCTTCCTAACTAAATACAATACAGTAGTTCATGTCTTCTATGACTACAACCGTAGACAATACTATGTAATAGATCTAGCAGAAGAAAGAATACAACACTTTGGTGTAGTGCAGCATCTAGTAAACCACATAGATTCTATCTGTATAGAATCCATGCCTACTAAAGAATTGAAGGCAGCTATGCCGACAGTTACAGCCTCAGCCTCACCAGAGAAGCTCTTTGGTTTCTATGAAGAAGACTCTCGAGAACACTTCAACACATTTATAAGTTCAACCCCTTACAAGATCTTTAAGACCCCTAGCGACTACGATGCGTATAAGCCACCTGAAATAACCCTGAAGTTCCTAGAGACCTTAGTGCCTGACCCTCACATGAGACTATACCTATTAGGTTTCTTACGCCGTAAGCTTGACACATTTGACTATTCACCTGTCGTACTCTTCTTCTTGGGCGTCCCAGGCTCAGGTAAGGACACCTTAGTTAGCCTGATAGAAACTATAATAGGTGAGTCTAGTATAGAGCGGCCGAGTGCTAAGATGTTCTTGGAAAAGAATAACGCCTGGATGTTAGATAAACTATTCATACAACTAGATGAGTACGGGGATCAACTAACGACGTATACAGAAAAAAGAGAGGCACTGGGCCTGTTGAAGCAGTATACTGGTAAGCCCAGGATATCCATAAGAGTTATGCGAGAGGACGTGTATTCGTATGACCACAAGGTTACCTTTATAATGACGGCTAACCAGAACCCACTGATGCTTGAGGCTGACGACCGCAGGATTGCTCTATTCGATTGTCCTAATACATTAACTGATGCAGACTGGATATACGCGGCTGGAGGTATAGAATCTGTTATACGTAGGCTACATGAAGAGGCATGCGACTTTTGTTACTACTTAGCTACTGAGGTAACTAACCTAGATTCGTCAGCGTACACCTCACCCCCTAAGACAGCCAATAAGGAAGAACTAGTTGCTAGGTCTATGCCTATAGCTAAGCGGATAGCCTATCTGATACAGACTAAGAACTGGAAAGCCTTCAAGACTATGTGCGAGTTGTACGGCCCTGATAGCATACTAGATAAAGCCAAGAGTAACACTATAGCAGAATTAGACCTAGTTGATATGTATGAGGAACTCAAGGGTACTGGTGATCCACGATCGCAACAGACCGTAAGGAATGCCATGAAAGAAGCCGATATATCCGTTACTCGTACTACTCTATCTGGTAACAGACATGGGTTTAAGTATATAATACCTGACCTATATAAGGTTAATCATGTACAAACGGAGATATAATGTTAATATGCACTTGTTGTAATAGAGAATGCACCTCACACGAAGTGGACGAGGGTGGCATAGAAGAATTCTGGGGAGCCCCAGTTTGGCACGCTCAAATAACTGACGTGTCTGATTGTTGTAATGAAGAGGTAGAAGAAGATGGTACAGAGTAACAGCCAAGTAATAGCCTTATCAGCTATAGTAGCACACTATGCTAACTCTATAGAGTTATCTGAAGGTACTACGTTAGTTAGTCACGATGCTGTGATAGATCCTGTGGCAGATAAAGTCTTATTGACTATCGTTATAGACGCACCAGAAGAAGTTACTGGTACATAACTTTTAGTTATATTAAATATCACACTTAGGTCAAATGGTTATTGTATTTTTGGATTTAGGTGTGGTATAATATCTCTACAGTGTGAAAATACACTGTTCAACTTAACTGATTAGGAACTGAAAAATGACCAACCAAAGAATAGATTCACCAGTAGGAAACCTTGAGTGGGTCTTCATAGACGGCGAAGGTAAGGCCGACTTGCAAGGAAACATGAAGTACAGTGTCAACCTTGTATTAACCGAAGAAGATGGCGAGCAGTTCAAAGCTGTTGTAAACCAATTCTGGGAAGACAACAAACCCAAGGGAGCTAAAGCAGCTAAGTCTCTAGGCCTCTACCCGCATAAGACTAAAGATGAAGCCGCTTCGAAAGAAGCAGGTGAGAACATCTACGCTGAAACGGGTAAGCTGATTGTTACATTCAAGACTGGTACTACCTACCAGAGCGGCGACCAGAAGATCATCAAAATCTTTAACTCTAAAGGCAATGAAGTTAGCTTGATGGGAAAGAAGATTGGTAATGGCTCTAGGGGTCGTGTGAGTGGCATCATGGCCATATACAACATTAATAAGGCAACAAGTGGTGTTACCTTTTACTTAGATGCGATTCAGTTGTCTAAGTTTGTTGAGTTCACAGGTGGTACTGACTTTGGTGCTATCGATGATGATGGCGAAGGCTTTGAAGGTGTGCCAGGTGAAATGCCTGGTGCTATTGAAGACGAGCAACAAGATCGCCCACGCCTTTAACAGCCAGGAGACGCCTCGCAGCTAATAACTGCGGGGCTTTTTTATGCAATACAAACTAATAAAATTAGATGAGTTATTTGACCACATCGATCAGACACAGGCACTAGCCTTTGACACTGAGACTGATGGTAAGTATGGAAAGATATGCCTAGCTCAGTTCTATCAGAGACACTGGACTGAGGTTCTGATGATCCACAATCCTGAGCCTATTCATTTAATGGCTACCCTTATACACGTAGACAGTTCTATTGTTATGCAGAATGCTAGCTACGATATATCTACAATACAGAGACAGACAGGCTCTAGGTTTATACCTAAGAAGTTTGACGACACACTGCTCTTAGCTAGGGTACACTGGCCTTCACTAGATAATTACTCATTAGATAACCTATTAGCTAAGGCTCTTGGGTTTGATCCATACAGAGAGTTAGGTATAGATAAGAAAACCATGCAGAAAGCTAAGTGGACTGTACCTGTCATACCTCCTAAACAACTAGAGTATGCGGCTATTGATGTATGGTATCTACTAGACCTGTATGAAAGTATTAAGGATGCTACTCTATCCTTTAGTTATCAGTTAGACATGGCTTCTCTGAGAGAGGCTCTAGACTGGCAGAATAATGGAATGGTCGTTGATAAAGACGCTTTACAAGAGATGTATAGTAAGAACCTAGCAAGGCTTGCGGTCATGAATATGCCTATTAATGTTAACTCATACCAACAAGTCAGGCCATACATTGGCTCTGAAATGTCAGATGGTATGGGGTTAGCAACCTTAGAGCTAAAAGGTAATGTGCAAGCTGCTGAAGTAAGAGAGGCCAGGAAGCTGCTTAAACAGAACTCTTTCTTAAATAAGTTCGACACCCAAGAGGGTAAAATCTACGGCATCTTCGGTCCTTACGCTAGATCAGGCAGGTATACGTGTTCAACACAGAACCTGCAGCAACTACCTAGAGCAACTAAAGGTTTATTTAGGTGTGAGCATGATCGATATATGTTATACTCTGACTTCTCTCAACTAGAATTACGGTCTATCACCGCTATTACTGGTGACCAAAGAATGGTTGATACATACAGAGAAGGTGGTGACATACATAACTTAGTTAGGGATATGCTTGGTATCAGCAGACAGATTGCTAAGACTATCAACTTCAACGGCTTATACGGTGGCGGAGCTGGTATGATGAGAGGCATCCTGATTAAAGAAGCAGGCCTGCTAATGACTCATGATGCGGTAGCCAAGGAACTAAGGAAGTGGAAGAACCTCTTTAGAGGTGTAGCAGCTTGGCAAGCAAGAGGCATCAGAGACTTCAATGCTGGCCGATTAGGCGTCACTGCTTGTGGTAGGCAGTACCGTGGTCGCATGATGACTGACCAACTCAATATCGAGAACCAGGGTACTGGTGCTGAGGTAGCTAAGTTAGCTATGCACTATATGTATCCTGACCTGCTGGCTAATGACTGCCGGCTACAGAATTTCGTCCACGACTCTTATATTGTAGACTCACCTAACGATGAAGAGATTATCTGTATAGTCTCACAACGTATGGCTGAAGCAATGCAAGAGGCTTGGTTTGAAGTAAGCCAGCAACTGTTAGTTAAAGATCTTCCTATGCCTGTATCTATCTATGGTGGTTACAATTGGCATGATATAGAAGCTGGCTCTTATTCATATAAGTACGAGGTTAACTGATGAAGACTATAGGCGTACACTACTTAGGTAGTTTAATGAGTTACACATTTATGTGTGACGACAATGATGTAGCAGAAGGACAGTTCTACATTGTTAAAACTAACGGGCAATTCAGTGTAGTAAAGGTTGATGAGGTCCATGAAAAACCACAACTGAAAGGCCCATACACATACACTTGGGTCGTACAAAGAATTGATGATACTAGGTACAAAGAACTGTGCTTAGCCGATCATACTGACGAAAATCCACCAATAGCTAATGGGAGGTTATAATGCCAACAGCATATGAAGAGTCATACTGCAATCTAGTGCGCGACGTACTAGCCGGAGGTGATTCTAGACATACT